CTGTTGGGCAGTGGTGAGTTGGAGCAGCAATCCTGGACCACAAGCAGTGATTGCAGGCATACCAGCTTTTGTAGGTCCTGACAGTTTGGCCTACGATGTAGCCAATACAGATTTGGCAAACATAGAAACACCCCTCATGCCTGATCGAGAAAATTGGTTGGTGAATTACGCTCACACTGAGTGGACTGTGGATGAAATCAGATCTGGTATTCCGTTTAAACGCTTGACTTTCTAATATCTGCCGCATATAATTAGCGTATGCTAATTTCTGAAAAATTACCCATAATATACACAGTGGAAGACTGTCTAGAGATCATGACAGGCTACAGTGAAATTTTGGTATCTCCTCCTTTTGAGTTATTGGAGCGTGATAAAAAAATATTACAAAGTATTGCTTCCAAAACTTTTAAAGGTGTGGGTTTGACTGACAGACAATTGGCTGTGGTGAAAAAAATACTCTTATCCAATTACGCTTTACAATTTGCGGACAAAGGCATTGATCTGTTTAAATCTTTGGAACAATTGAGAGGTCCTTTGCGTGAGTTGGATCGATCTACCTTTATAAAAATTAAAAAAGTCAGCGATGTACCTCAATTGAACGAAGTGATCAATCGCGGTAACTTTGGCAGTGAGCATAAAGTGATCATTCTACGTTTTCCTTTTAATATGTCCTATGCACGTTTGGTGAACGATATAAAGAAAAAATTCAGCTATGACAGTAGATATCTTAACTACGATAATCATTATCTTTTTCCTTATGAAGAAAAATATGTGTATCACTTGGTGCACAGTTTCCAAAGTAAAATTAAAGATATTGATCCTGAACTGATCACGGCGTATGATAAGATCTGTAAAATCAAAGAAAATTTCGATCAATATATTCCTGGCATCTATGATTATGAGATACGCAATGTGCCTCAAGAATTCGTAAACTTTTTACATCAAGACATTGGTGTGCCCAGCAAAGAAAATTTATATCTGTACAAAGATCGTTCTAGAGCACTATCATTGGAACATTTGGATCCAACGGCTGTGCAAGAATCATTAAACAGCATAGACCTTCTCAGTCAAAAGATTGCATCTAGGAACTCATTCATAGTGAATATCAACAGAGAAAAATGGACATTGGATCAGGTTTTAAAATCTTTGCATACACTGCGCAGATTTCCTCTATTGGTAGTGTTAAACGAAAAAAACGCATTGGATGATTATCATGAAATATTTGTCAAACTGAGATTGTTATATCCTTCATCTGAGCATGCTGTGATGTTTAGATTGCCCAATCAAGGCGTAAAAAATATTGAGTTCAATCAGCGTGTAACCGAAGATCGTACCAATAATTCGATTGATGAAAACACAAAAATAGTTTATATTAATCATAAACGTGTGCCCAAACCACTGATCAAATCACAATGGCAAGCTAGAGCTGTCATCAGTGTAAGGAGTGAAAGAGAACACAATCAAGTGCAGAATTTTCTTGAACCGTATGATCTGATCATACAGTATGACAGAGAAGAAAGTCCTTGGAACATGTGGCATCACGAAATGGAGATCATATAACATGAGCAGTTGTAAAATTATTATTCAAGATGAAGTCAATGTAAAGATTGATGGATTGGATGTGGACATCAGAAGAAAGATTGCCAACAAATTAAAATGGGCAGTGCCATATGCTAGATATCTACCACAATACAAATTAGGCAGATGGGATGGCAAAGTGGGATTCTTTGGATTGGGTGGCAATGGCTATGTGAACCATTTGGATGTGATCATACAATTGTTGAATGATTATGGCATAGAAATTGAAGAAATTGTTGATAACAGAAAAAAAGTAGATCTCAAGTTCAACAAGATAGACAAGAACTTTTTTGGAGACAAGACTTGGCCCAAAGGACACATTATGGAAGGTCAAAAAATTGAATTGAGAGACTATCAAGTAGAGGTAGTGAATAATTTTTTAGAAAATCCACAATCATTGCAAGAAGTAGCCACTGGAGCAGGTAAGACCATTATCACTGCTTGTTTGTCCAAGTTGTGTGAACCATTTGGCAGGACCATAGTAGTGGTGCCCAACAAAGGATTGGTCACGCAAACAGAAGAAGATTATATCAATTGTGGATTGGATGTGGGAGTGTATTTCGGAGACAGAAAAGAACTGAATCACACACATACCATTTGTACTTGGCAATCATTGAATGTGTTGGATAAGAAAACCAAAGATGGTGATGCTGTGGTCACACTGGCTGAGTTTCTAGATGGAGTTAATACCATTATTATAGATGAAGTGCATCAAGCCAAAGCAGAAGTTTTAAAAAAACTGCTCACACACAATTTAAGAAATGCTGCCATACGTTGGGGACTCACGGGTACTATTCCCAAAGAACAGTTTGAGTTTCAATCCATATTGGCCAGCATTGGTCCTGTGATCAATCAAATATCTGCCAAAGAGTTACAAGACAAAGGAGTACTGTCACAGTGTCATGTGAACGTGGTACAGCTGGTGGACACAGTGGTACATAGAAATTATCAAGAAGAATTAAAATATCTTATGACCCATGAACCACGTATGAAATTTTTATCCAAGATGCTGTTGAGAATCAAAGAATCCGGCAACACATTAATATTGGTGGATAGATTGGCAGCAGGTGAAATGTTACAAAAATTAATACCAGATTCAGTGTTCATACAAGGAGAAATGAAACTGGCTGAGCGTAAAGAGGAGTATGATCAGATATCCAATTCAACCAATAAAGTTTTAATTGCCACCTATGGTGTGGCTTCTGTGGGAATCAATATCCCAAGAATCTTTAATCTAGTTTTAATTGAACCTGGCAAGAGCTTTGTGAGAGTGATACAGAGCATTGGCAGAGGCATCCGTAAGGCACAAGACAAAGACTTTGTACAGATTTGGGACATAACGTCCAGCTGTAAATTTGCCAAAAGGCACTTAACCCAAAGGAAAAAGTTTTACAAAGAAGCAAACTATCCTTTCACAATGGAAAAAATGGAGTGGAATTAAAATTATGAGAATATTAACAGTGGATAATAATACTTTCTTGCTATCCAAAATGCCTAATCAAATCACCGAAGACATCAGTTTCAGTGTGCTGGACAACAGCAATCCCAAAGAGCCTGATTTCTTTTTTATGCCTTTGATTTTTATTGAAAGTTTTTCAAGCCCAGCCATAGTGTTGGAAATTGGAGGGCACGAAATCAGTATGCCTTTGGACTGGAGTGTGGCCGTGGGAGATTCAGAAAGCGGTTATGATCTACAGATCATTCCTCTGACCAGTCTCAGCGACAGAGGTTTCGAAGCATTCAGCCTTAATCCATTATCGGGATTCAGACCTGAATTTTTAAACATCAATGTGATTAATTTTTACAATGATGTGAAATGGTACTTTCCCAAGGTCAAAAACAATCAATTGATCACAACTCCTTTGACTGATTTGCCCAAATCCAAATGCGTATTTTTTATCAAGGACGTGAGTAGACAATGCGAAAGTATTGATCACTCATTGTTGTATTAATGAATAAGAAAAAAGAAAAAAAAATAGAAAAAGAAGACGTAATAGATTTGTCTTTGGAGTTAGAAGAACATGAAGAAGATTTATCTTGGATGATAGAAGACATTGTTACTGTTAAAAAAAATAAAAATGGAAAAGAAATTTAAATATAAAGCAGGAGTGGTTTATTCACACGAATCTCCAGATGGTGGCAGAACTGTTTATGCTGTGGAAGCAGGATCCAAAAATAGAAAAAGACATTTGGTTTACAGAGATAAAGAATCTTTGATTGAAGAAGAAAGTCAAATTAGATGTCAATATGTTACGCCCGAAGCAATTAGACTGTGCAATCAAAACAAAGGATTGCAAAAAGCATGGGAGAAGTATATAGTGTTATTAAAATTATCAGGATTCGATGACTAACAAATTACCATTAAAAGATATACTGGCAGCCATAGACATGAACGCTAAAAACGTTTGGGATGAACTGTCTGATGAGGAACAAAAACAGGTGAGTTTCTTTTTATTAAACAGATATGCCAGTGCTGTGAAAGGCAACAATACTCAAAAAGAATTGGCCATATTCAAAACCAACGAGTATTACAATAAAAACTTTTTCACCATACAAAAACACAAAAAGTTATTATGGTTTTTACTTTGCATGACAGCCAATGAAAAGAAAGAAATTAGATATCACGAATGGATAGGTTACAAATTGAAAGATGCTGGTGCTCAAAACAAAGCAGTAAAGTTCTTAAAAGCATTATATCCCAACATGAAAGAAGAAGAAATTGAAATGTTAGCCAAGATCAACAGCAAAGAAGAACTGAAAGAATTGGCTGAATCATATGGCATGGACAAAACAGAAATTAAAAAAACATTATGATTGAACGACCTTATACATGTCAATACTGTGATACCAGTTATACCAAAGAAAAAACATTGGCAGTGCATCTGTGTGAACAGAAAAGAAGACATTTGCAAAAAGATGAACGCCGAGTTCAATTGGGTTACATGACATTTGTAAGATTCTATCAAATATCTCAAAAATTAGATGGCACAAAAACATATGAAGAATTTTGTAAATCTCCTTACTACAACGCATTTGTTAAATTTGGATCATTTGTGTCCAATGTGAAACCATTGTATCCAGAAAATTATATTGATTATGTGATCAAGAGTGGAGTCAAATTGGATCATTGGTGTAGAGAAGAATTGTATGAAAAGTATGTGTTGGAATTAATATTGAAAGAATCCATGGAACCTGCTGTGGAAAGGTCCATTAAAAATATGATGGATTGGGCTGACAATCACAGTGCTGATTGGAAAGACTATTTTAGATACGTGAGTTTGCCCCGAGCAGTGTATGATATCAAAGACGGCAAAATTTCTCCTTGGTTAATATTAAACAGTAACTCAGGCAAAGAAATGATGAGCAAATTTAGCAATGAACAACTGACCATGTTGTATCATGTGATAAACCCTGAGCATTGGTCACTTAAATTCAAAAGACATCCAGCAGATGTGGAAATGATCAAAGAAATAATCAAAGAAGCCAAACTTTAAATGAAATCAAAAAAAGTTGATTATAAATCAAAAAGATTTTGTCATGTGTGTAAAAAGATTACTTCACACGAGCCAGATGCCAGCACAGCTATCACTTATTACGGAAAAACTCCGCATGTTCCTTGGCAATGTACCATTTGTTATCCTACCTCTCTTGACAAACTGTACCCTAAGGAGTTAAAATAAACTATGCCCGATATTGATATAGACTTTGCTGATAGAACTGTAGTGTTGGAAAAATTCAAACACAGAGTTGCTAAATTGGAAACTGGTAAGAAACACAACACTGGAATTTACTTCACAGAAGTACCTCACAATCCTGTGGATAATATGTCCACGCTCAATTATGAAGAAGCTGAAAACAGAGGATATTTTAAAATAGATTTTTTAAATGTAAACATTTATAAAAACATAAAGAATGAAGAACATTTGAAAGAACTAATGAATAAAGAACCCATTTGGGAATTATTAGAAGAAAAAGATTTTGTGGATCAATTGTTTCATGTGAATGGACATGTGGAAATTTTACAAAAATTAAAACCTAAAAATATAGAACAACTAGCAGCAGTGTTGGCTATTATAAGACCAGCCAAAAGATATCTGTTAAATAACAGTTGGAAAGAAATCATGGAACAAGTATGGGTTAAACCATCTGATGATTCTTATTTTTTTAAAAAATCTCATGCAACATCATACGCAGTAGCGGTGATAGTACACATGAATTTAATTTGTGAAAACTTGCATTCAGAATGAAAACTAATAGATTAAATGTTCCTGTGACTATTCAATGGGAAGGAAAAACCAATAGAAAACATTTTTTAAAATATCTAATTGAAAAAAATAATTTTAAAACAATGGCTGAAGTGGGAGTACGAGATGGTCGAACTACTTTTCATCTATTGGATCATATTCCAGATTTAACCATTTACGCTATTGATATGAGTATTAAAGAATTTTACAACAAAGAAGTTGCTGATCGATACAAGAATAGATTAATACCTATAGAAGCCATAAGTGAAGTAGCAGCAGACAGAATAGCTGATAACAGTTTAGATTTAGTTTTTATAGATGCTAATCATAGTTATGAATATGTTAAAAAAGATATTATTAAATACACTCCTAAACTTAAACAAAATGGTCTGTTGACTGGACATGACATTGATTATCCTGGTGTAAATCGAGCAGTGAATGAAATGATCGTGAACTATGATGTAGGACCTAATTATGTGTGGATTAAAAAATGAAATATAAAAATCCTGTAAAACAAACTGAATTTGTGGAACGTCCAAATGTGAAACAAACCGTTGAAAAAGTACGCTCACGAGATGTTAAATGTTTTGGAAACGATGAATGGGGAGGACATCCTACAGTGTTTTACAGCATAGACGAGACCAACGAAGTTACCTGCGGTTACTGCGATAAAAAATTTATATATGAGGGAGAAGATGCGTAAACTGATTGATGGCACAGAAGCATCTGAATTGAACGAACCAATTTCGTTGATTATTAAAACAAAATGTCCCAAAAAATATTTACTGTTGGATCTTGAAACAGATGAAACCTATCGCGGCACAGACAACAATCAACCAGGATCACACTGGACAAAAATAGACAACTCTTTTGTGAATGAATTTAAAAAATTAAATCCTAAGCCTGCTGCCACAGCAGTTAATGTGCAAGAAATTTTAGATGCTGTGGATGCTTTGTTAAAACTTTAGCTTTTGGGTTTTCTTACCAATTGCACTGATTTACGTTTGGTTCTTTTCACTGCTAGATTATAGAGATTTACTGTAGGACCTATCACTATTCTTACATCTT